TTAATCCATTTCCTGCTGTGATGTTAACTGCAGTAATATCTCCTTCGCCTGTAGTCTGCGAACCTGAACCATCATCAATTAAGAATCCATCTCCTGAAGTATCAGTAATTGTTAACGTTCTTGAAGCAGTAGAAGTTACTTTGTTAGTACTGTTATAACTTGTATCTGTAGTGCTTACTCTTGACCTAAACTGATAAGTTGTTCCTCCACTCGAACCAGATAAATTACTTATTGTTCCTGTTATTTTTGTAAACCCGTCTTTATCAACAGAACCGTAATTACTTAAAGTATTTCCTCTTCTTACATCTGCAAAAGCTACATAAAATCCTGGTTCAGATTCAGATTCAACTTCTACAGAATATTGAGATACAGTTGGACTTGTGCTTGTAGTTCTATTAAATTGTTGTGAGGTGGCTGTATTACTACCAACAGTTGTATTAATACTATTCCAACTGGAACCATTATTTGTAGAATATTCTAAAGCTAAAGTAAAATTAGCAGGTATTTCATCAATTGCTCCTTGTATAGCAGCACTAACACTCGTATTAGAAAATTCTACTCCACCAAAACTACTAGGTAAAGCTACAGTAACTGTTAAATTCGTATTTTGTGTTAAAGTTATTTCTTGCCAGTCACTTGAAGTTGCTTCTCCACTAAAAGTATTGGAAACTGTTTGTACTGGAGTACCTGTTGCACTTGATATATCCGTTAAAGCAAGGTCTGTAAATCCTGACTCAGAACTAAAAACTAAGCCTCCTTCATTATTATAAATGCTTATTTTCTTTGCTATAATTTCTCCATCTTTTGAGACAGAAAAATCAGCCGTACTTCCAGTTGTTCCTCCAGACCAAAATCTATAGTTAGCATCTTGTCCAGTTAAAGTTGCTTGGGTTGTTCCACTTCCTGCTGTTATACGACTTGTTGTTCTTACAACTCCTGCAGTATCAACACTAAAAGGTGCATTTGCAAAAGTTGCATTTCCTAAGTAAATGCCATTTGTATCTGCTTTAAATATGCTGGTTCCTGAACCTATTTCTATGTTACCAGTAAAAGTTCCACTACCATTAACTGTTAAAGTAGTTCCATCAAAAGACAGTTTATCTTTTAAAGAAAAATTACCAGAATTGTCTAAGTAGAAACCAGTATTTGAATTATTAAATGTTCCTGTGCCTGTATATATTTTTGTCGAAGTTAAAGTTAAAGGGCCCATAGAGTCAAAGTTTGAAGTTCCTACCAAACTATTAACATCTGTATTACTGTTTAGAGTATTAGTTGAATTTAAATTAGTTCCACTAATAGTTACGGTGCCTTTAAAACCTGCTCCACTGTTTGTAGAGTAAAAATACGGAGTTTTAATTTCTGCATTTGTTAAATCAAATAAAGCTCCTGCACTTGTGTAAGTACTTGTTTCACTTGTAACTGAAGATTGAATTTGTCCTGTTGTAATATTGTCCCCGTCAATTGTTGTTATATCAGACCCATCATTAAATGTTCCATTACTAAAAGTGACTATTCCTGAAAAATTTGTTTGTTGAAAAACATTTGAATAAGAAACTGATATAGTAGTGTCTGTTGCTAAAGTCTGCGTTCCAGAATATCTAATGCTATAAAAATTATTTGAAGAAGTTGCATTATTTGTTCTTGGTTCATTTGTCCATTTATTTACTGCAGAAGTATCTGTTAAAGCTAATACTTCAGTGTCTCCGCTTCCCCCATCTATATCATTTGTTGAAAGTCTATAAGTTGTTGAACCTGGAGTATTTGGAGATCCTGCTGTTGTTTTTTCATAAAATAAATATCCCTGTACTGTTTGTAACGCATCGTCCCCATCTTGTCCGGGGTTCCCATCTGTTCTTTGTGCATATATTACAGCAGAACTAACACTATCTGCAGCAGCAGCTGTATCTCCAGGAGTACTTGCATACAAAACTACTATTACATAAACTTTCTGATTATTTGCTGTTAAAGAAGGAGGTTCTTTATTCCAGTTAGTGGGTGCAGTATAACTATTAGTACTAAAATTATAAGTAGGAGCGCTAAAAGAAGGAGCGCTTCCAGTAGTTGCATCTGAATAATAATATATTTCTGCTACTGCTGTACCATCTACTCTGTAAGGAGTACCCCAACTCCAAGTTGTGCCTCCTTGTGCTTTATTACCTTTTACAGCCCACAAAGGATCAGTTCCCGTAGGGACAGCGTCTGTCCAAGCAGGGTTTGTTTCTCCTGATGGAAGACTTCCATTTCCAGATACTCCTGGTGTCGTAGCTTTTCTTATAAATGCTAAATTAACAGCTGCTCCTGCACTTCCATCTACACCTGCTTTAGACTTAGATAAAGTATATTTTCTTGTTAAAGTTTTTGTTCCTGTACCTCCATGTACACTTTCTGGAATTAATGCTCTTATTGTAAAAGTTTCTGAGTCAGTGGACCAACTTGAGCCTGATAAAGCATACTCTCCTGTTGCTTGTGTTAAAGTTAAAGTTAAACCATTCTGAGTAACTGTAGTATTTGTACCTGAAGTGCCTGTATAGAATAAAACATTTGAGTTTGTAGTTACTAAAGTTGAACCTACAAAAGCTTCGAATACTCCTCCAGCTTCATCATAAAAGCCAGAAGCAGTTGTAGTACCGTTTGAATCTGTTGCAACAGTATGTGTTGAGTTTGTTAAATTACCTGTAACACCTCCAATACCTCCTGCCCCGTCCTGTACAGAAAATATAGTAATAAAGTCAGTAGCTTTTAAAACTCCACCTTCATACATTCTACATCTTATTTGAACTTCTTCAGCTAATCCGGGTTCATCAGAGTCAGCCAAAGTAAAAGTAGTCTGTGTAGTGGCAATTGTACTACCTGAATTATCGGTTGTTATTTGAGTTTCTGAACTCCATTGATCTGTACTCTTATAGTAGTCAAAAGTAGGAGTTACAGCATGTCCTTGAGGAGTAGCCGTAATATCTACTACAGTAGAATCGTCTGGAGTGCTTCCATTATCATACCTAATTACAAAAGTACTTGCAGATAAATGAACTGTTCTTGCATCAACTCCTCCTCCTGCTGCTCCATCAAGTCCTGCAGTGATTGCATATGTTTCATCTATACTGTAATCTATACTTGCATCTGTTATTATCTTTGCAATTATTGCATCAAAAGAAGTATCAGGTCTAAAACTTAATTTAAATACATTTACACCTGAGTATGTTCGAGGTAATGTATCTGAAATCTCAATAGAAGTATCACTATTTATAAAAGCTACAGTAGTGTAAAATCTTGTAGTTCCAGGTGCATCAATTATTATTCGATCTCCTGGAATAAAGTCTGAGTCAAAGTCAGTGCTTGAACCAGTTATAATATTATTACCAACTGTTCCTGAAACAGTTCCTGATGCTTGGGTTACTCCATTATTAGAAGCTCCTACTTCTTTTATATATTGATAACCTGGAGTATTTCCTGAAAAATCTTGTGCGGTAGTATCTGTATGGATTTGTACTGCTTTTAATTTATCAGTACTTTCACTTGCATCAAATAATAAATAAGCTTCTGCAGAAGCACCCATTCCATCAAAGCTTTGCTCATAGCAATCAGTGTTATTAGTGCTGTTTGTATAAGTAACTCCATTAGGAGCATCAAATTGATAACCGTAATTATCTATAGAAACTGTTTCTGCACTGATTGTTAATGCTCTATTAAGTACTCCACCTTTCGGAATAAGACCAATTTTTGATAAAGTATTTTCTAAAGAAGAGTTTAGAATTTTTATTTTTCTTTGTATTATATTTGATTTTGTTCCATTTGTATTTACTGCTTGTAATTTTACAGTAACTAACTTAGGTGCTCCATACTCTATAAGTAATTTTGAATCATTTTTACCTACTTTTACAGTTTGATATTTTCCTTCTGTATTTGCATTATGTTTTATTTCGTAATGACTTATATGTTGATACCTTGTTCCATTACTATTTACAGGTGCAGTCCAATTTACTCTAATTTTATTTTTTGTATTTTCTGTTGAAGTTCCTGCGTCTTCTACACCTTGGTTTAAATCTTTTGCTAAACTTAAAGTTAAAGTTGCAGGTACAGGTACGACTTCATTAAATGAAGGTAATTTATCTACATCAATTCCTTGCTCTAGTACATATCCTCTATCAACCATATCGAATTTAGCTGGAGAATATTGTACTCCTGTTATAGTGAAAGTAGAAAGTTCTGATTGTTGTACTCCTGTTATAACAAACTGTTTAGCAGAACCTTCAGTTAAAGCTCCTGAAGAATCATACTCTCTTATAGCCCACATATAATCTTGAGTTGGTGCAGAAGAAAAAGCACCAGATATAGCTAAAGTTGTAGCACTTGCACTTGTTGTTGTGATTGTTTTTGTTTCAATTCTTGAATAAGGATTCCATATTAAATTTAAAGCTTCTCCACTGCTATCTACGGCATTTGATGCCTGATCCGCTGTGGTTATTTCTACTACAGTTCCATCTACTTTTGCATGAGTGACTAACTCTCCTCTGGTATAAGAAGAAGTATCATTAGCATCTGATACATTATCATTAATTGTTTTTATTGAGTCCCCTAAGTAAGCACCACCTTGAGGAAAAATTATAGAAAGAGTAAAAGTATTTCCGCTGGATAAATCTACAGCACTATCTATATTTATACTTGAAGAAGATGAGGAGGAAGAAACTCTACCACTGTATCTTATATTATCAACATCTGTGTCTTGTACAAGAACTACATCACCAGGTTTTAAAAAGCCTGCATTTATAGAAGTACTAAAAGACACTCCTTCGGTTTCCATAATCTCTGAGAACAAATTCCACTTACCAAATCTATGTGCTTGACCTTGTGAAGTGCATCCAAAAGCTACTACATCTTTAGGTATGATTTTGCCTGTTTCTAAAATATTATTTGTATCTTCAACAATCTCTACTTGTTGCTTATACATAGCATCTGGATTATTCCATGTAACTCTTATTTGATTAGACCTATATTGTTGTTTAGTAGAAGTATATTTAAAATTTCCAATAACATTTGCTTTTGAAAAAGTATAAATAGGTTGTTGGTATTTATTTTGAGAAAACTGTATTTCTCCATTTAACCAGTACATCATACCTCTAAAAGTAGAAGCTACATCTTTTAATACTTTTAATGCTTCTGCTGATTCTTTTAAATATAAATTTGCTGTAAATCTAGGCTCACTTCCACCTTTTCCGTCTGATACTAGCTCATCACAATATCTTGCGATTTTAAATAGTTCGTATTTATCTATTTGAGAAGAATCTATGTATTTTCCTATTCCGTATCTATTATTTGTAACTAAATCATAAAATATCCATGCAGGATTGTCAGTCCATACTTTGTTGTAATTAGGACTTCCAATATCAAAAGTAGACGTATCTCCTCTAAAATTACCATCCCATTTTTGATAAGACCCTGTATTTGCTCCTGTAGTTATATTTCTATCGTATTCTCCTCGAGTTCTATCCCCCTCTCCTCGTGGAAAATAGTTTGTAGGTACTTGAACTAATAAACCTTTAAGATCATATGAACGTTTTGGTATCTTTGAAAAAGATTCTGCATCAAACTCTAAAGCTGTATAAGCTGCATAAGGATATCTTAATTTATCTTCTATTATATGCTCTACTGATTGTAAAGCACAAGGACTTGAATGATCATAGTCTCCATGAATACCGCTGGAAGGAGTTAGTCTTTCTATTCTAACTTGATAACTTGTAAAAGGTTGAAAATTTCCTGTATTAATTGTAAATGTTTCTATAAAAGGTGCTTTTGTTTCTGCTCTAATTCTTCCACTATTGTGGCCAAATTTCCAGGGTTTAGTATAGTTTGTGCTACCTCTCGCAAGTATTTCGGCATCAGATAGTCCAAAAATTAAAAGTTCTGTAAAACTATTATCCCCTTCTCTTTTGAATCCAAAGAATATTCTTAATTCACAAATAGCAGAATCTTCATCTCCACTGCTTGATTTAGTAGCTATCATTTGTGCAAATTTAAAAGTAAGTTTTACTCTATCAATCTCAGAAGGATTAGCTATAGCACTAGAATTTACAATAACAGGACTTGCAGTTGCATTACCTACTGAAGTATTCCAGTCTCCAGTAGTAGTAAAATTATTACTGCCTAGAAGGCTGCTTAAATTTGTAGGTTCAATAACTTGATTAGGGCCTTCTACTACAGAAGCACTGCCTGCACCTCTAAAACTATTTATTATAGGCTGGTATCTTGTTCCTCCTCTGTATTCATATTTAAAATCTTCGTAATTTACATGAGTGTCATCTACAGTTTTTGTAGTGGTTGAAACAACAGCTTCTGTTCCTGATACATCTACGTTGTCTGTTCCATATTGGCTTATATTAGCCAATACTATAGTATTTGCATTTGTTTTTGAAGCTAAAGTAGCTACTTTATCTACTGATATTGTTTTATTTGAAAAAGTTCTACCTATAGGTACATCAATTTCTACGGTTTGTTCGTCTATATATTTTACAATTTTTGCTACAAGAACTGAATCTGCTCCTTCATAGCCTGCTCCTTCTATTCTAATATGTTGAGGAGGAGTTGATGCATATAGAGTAGTACTTGCAGCATTCGAAGCAGCTGAATTCAAATCATCAGTACTGAAAAAATTACTACTTGTAGTTACTCTTGTTGAATTTTCAGTTCCTGATGCTCCTACAGATGAACCATTTCCTGTTAAAGATTTTTTTCCTTTTTGAACTGTTACATATCTTGTTCCGTCTTCAACTTCTAAAGTATTGAATAAATTTTGATTGTCAGAATCTACTAGAGTTCTTGTACTTGCTGTATATGAAACATTTGTTAAATTTACTATTTGGTGTTTAGTATCTCCAATAGTAACTCCTGTTTTATCAAGAAAAATAGAATTCGTTCCATTTACTAATCCTTGTATTGGGCCTTCCGATAATAAATCATATACAACAGCTTTTTGATACTCATTTGGGCTTCTATCTGTTCCTGAGCTTGAACCTGCTCCAAAAGCTTTTCCACCGTTTGTTAAATCATAATATTTTCCGTAATTTTTCATTTTTCCTCTATGCTGGTATCACTATGTGCTTGACGTCACTGGTGCCATCATCATCAGGCCCACTTTCATCAGTTCTGGTAGAAGTATTATTAGTAGTATTATATACAGCTGATTGGTCTTCTATAAAATTAAAATTGATTACTGAACCTCCGATCAATAATCTTCCGTACAGTAAAGGAACAGGTGCTCCTTGTAAAACATTATTCTCTGGGCCATCATATAAATAACTTTTTCCAGATTCTGAAGGTGATTCTGGTGTAAGATACCCTGTAACACCTGACATACCTAAATTAACCCCTAATGCTTGAATTGCTTTTCTTGAATATGCGTGAGCGCTACTAATTTTTTTAGCTTCAGTAATTGTTTCACTTCCTTCTAACACTGAGCTTGTTCCACCTCCAGACCCGAAAAATAAT